AAGAACTAATTTGTTTACCTTGCTATCATCCAGTGTACCAGTTGTGCCGATGCGCACATCACAATTGATGAGTTTAGTCATGATGCTTGTCAATGACTTGGCTTTAAATGTGTGAGCCTCGTCGCCGATGATAAAATCAAACTGAGCAAAATACTTCTTTGGCATCTCATAGATTGACTGCCAAGTAGAGATAACTAGATCTGAATCAGGGATTTTACTTTCACCACCAAAGATTTTTTGACAATACTTGTCTACATCCCAACCATTGTTGCTGGAATAGTTTTTAAAGTCAGAATGCATTTGAGTGACAAGATTGATTGTCGGCACAATCAACAATCCACGCTTCTTGCCACTATTCAATAAGTGGCGAATCATCATATAGATGATTAACGATTTCCCCGATGCCGTGGGTGAAATGAGTACAGTTCGCCGTTTTGTAAGTCCGACGCTAGATGCCAGTAACTGATAATCTCTTGGCTCCATTGGAAGGGAGAGAGCATTTGAAAGATTCTTTGTATCGATTGGATGAACTTCCCTGTTTTCATCGATGACCTCGAATGTGTAATTCTTTTGCTTGCAGAAAGTCTTTATATAGCCAACTAGTCCCGCATAAATTTGCTTCGTTCGTAAGTTGAGCAAACGAATTTTACCATCCCAGTGTCTGCTTTTAAATGCTGGGCTGAATTGATAGCCAGGAGTCGAAAAGGTGAAGAACTCAGACATCTCCTGAAGAATAGAATCTTCAGCATGCACTTGAACATAGATATTATCAACCTTTTCAACAGCGACATGGTCAATCATCGAGCACCTTGGATAAACTTCTCCCAACCCATGTACTCTTTCAATTGCCAAGTGCGATTGTTTAATTCCTTCATTACATACTCACAAAACTTGGCTGCTTCTTCATGATATGCTTTCTTGCGTTTGAGTTTAACAAGATCATCATCACCATCAAGATATACTTGTATATCAGATTTAAGAGTGAAACGAAATGGTTCCCATCCAAGTTTGTCAAGTTCATCTTGATCTAACTTGCCGTTGTAATACATCCATTTAAGTTTCTTGATTTTGTCATACTCTAGTCCTGCTCTTTTTCCAGCAAGATTATGCAGCGACAAATATTTGTTGTATTTGTTGTGTAACAAAGGAATGCGGAGAATTTCCTTTCCAGGTTCTGTGGCATCAACATCGGAATCTTTTTCCCATTGACGCATGACTTCTTCGAGAGGTGGTGTTTCCATAATATAAATGCAAAGATATATGAGTGTTTAGTATACTATAAACAAATAATAAAAGCAACTTCACCAATAGTTGACTTGATAAACCAAAAGTTATATAATGACTATGTCTGGTTTGAACGACGCACCAATAGTTATATAAAGACTATCTCAGTCTTTCGTATTCATAATAAGAGAATCTAAAAGTTGCATCGGCAATTGCAATATTTTCTGCAGTATCTTGCGCATTAAACAATATTGTTCCAACTGAAGTTGGAAACATATCAACAAACTTAACACGAAAATTCGCATTATTTTTGTTTGTAAAGAGTGTGAGTATAGAACTTGAATATTGTGGTTTTGCTTTTTCTCTATTTCGAATAAATGGAGTTTTTGCTTGTCGTTCTAACCCCAGATATTCTTTAAAGTCTGTAGGAAATGTCATGGCTCGAATCCAGTCATGAATTTCTGTCCAGTTGCGCATATCTTCGTCAACTAGAAAAGTGATATTAAATGTATCATAGATCATCTTCTCACCAGGAACATATAGATCGATAAATGGTGTCACTCTCGGAATTTCAGTCAATGAAACTCCTGGCACATTTGCTGCTTGACAATAGTAAGTTGCACCTGGTAGGCGATCAAAGGTTACTCTAAATTTTGTACTTTGAAGTAGATCTGTATTTGTTGGTGTTCGAGTCAATGCTGACATTTAGTTTAATCCTGAAACAGAAACATTTATAATATTTAGTTGAAAAAAAAGGGAGGCTTTTTCAAGCCTCCCTTAATCGTATTGCCTTTCGGCAAAACTTTTTCTAGCACATCAATTATTGGTTGATGTTTAGAACAACAAACTTACGATAGTAAACGTTTGTGTCATGTGCTAGAGCACCAGTACCAGCGCCAGTTGCGAAAGGATTTGCAACGAGACCATAACGAGTCTTGAAGCCAATCTTTGGCTGGTAGGTTTGTGGGTCAACTGCACGAACCATCTGTAGAGGAACATATGGGCAGTAGAAGAGACCAGCGTCATAAGCGTTGGTGCCCTTATATCCTACTACACAATAGTCTGTACCAGCAACAGAATATGGATCAACATATACCTTGATGCGTCCGAATAGGGTACCTGCGAAGGTATTGCCTGTATCGTCAACAGTTAGGTTTGTTTGACCAGATAGTGCTGAGTTGTAGTCAAGAAGACCTGTCATTGCAAGAGCTGAAGCAACATCGGTTGAAACGATGAGCATATTGCCCTTACCACGACGTGTATCCTTCGCGATCTTGTTGCTTGCGCGCTCGATTGCGAATAGGAGGCTCTTGTACTTCTCAACCTGCCAGCGACCTGATGTATCAGTGTTGCTTGATAGATTGAAGACAGCTGAAGATGCGCCTAGGATACCAACATTGGCTGTTGCGTAGACTGTACGGACAACTTCGCGGTTGATTTCAGCAAGAATTTCAGTTGACAAAATGTTTGTCAATTCTGTTTCTGCGTCGAGACCGTGAATTGCCTTGAGGTCTTGTGCAAGTTCCATTGTGTAGGAAGCCTGTAGACCACGTGTCTTGGCTGTTACAGACACTCTTTCGATTGAGAATGCCATGTTTGCCATGACTTTCGGTTCGAAGTTTGCTGTAGTATCGCCAGTACCAGTGTTAGCCATTGTCATTGCAGCGACGTTTTGGCTGAGGTTGACAATTGCGTTTGCAACTGTACCATTGCCGTTTGTTCCTGCGAATACTGTGTTGGCTTCGTTGTAGAATGCTTCTGCACCATCTGGGGCTGAATATCTGCTGCGCATTGCGAAGATAAGTCCTGTTGGACCTGTCATTGGCTGCACGCCACAGATATCATAAGCCATAAGGTTTGGAAGTGCGCGACGAACTAATCCGATTAGGATTGGGTCGAAGCCTTGGATGTTGCCTGAAGATGGTGATGTTGGAGCGACGTTAATTGGCGTTGCTTCAAACAAGCGACCCATATTGGCAGCTTCTTCGTATAGGGCTTTTTCTTGGTTCTCGAGAACTAGGGCAGTAACAGCGCGCTTGTATGGATCGCTGATCTTTGGGAGTTCTGGGTGATCAAGAACAGGAGCCCACTTCTTTGCATGTGTTTCGTTAAGATACATGATAGATTTCTCCGTTCAAGTTAAAAATATCACTTTGGTAGTGATTTGGAAATTGCCTTAACATAATGACTCATAATACCATTAGCAACTACTTCAGGTTGTTCTGTAGACGTCTCTTCAGAAACCTTTACCTCACTCACGATTTTCTTTGTTGGGAAGTAGTTCTCGCGAATAACTGCGAGCTTATTATTAAACTCACCCTCTGTGGTGAACTCCACGCCCTCTGCGAGCGATTTCATTTTGCCGACTTGTACTTCGGTTAGACCTTCACAAATCTTGCGAATTGCTTCGTTTTTCTTGGCTTCGTTGAGTTCCTTTGAAAGAGCAACGAACTGCTCATCGCGAGCAGCTGACGCTTCTTCCAACTCAACAACTCTTTCTGCTAGTGATTCAGCAACTTCGAGCTTCTCTTCTGGAAGATCGATATAGTGCTCTGCGAATAGATTCTTTAGACCGTTGATGAAGTCTTCAGTTAGTTCTGAACGCAAACCAGACTCAATTGCTACTGCGTTATCTTCCATCCATTGCTCGACAACATAGTTGAGATACTCATCAACTTGTGTTGCAAGCTCTGCCTTGATTCCTTCAACTGCTTCTTCAAGAATTGATTCGTTGTCGGCAATAACATCCTCAACGATCTTTTCTACGCGAGACTGAACAGCTGCTTCGAAGATAGTTGTTGCTTTGACGCGGAACTCTTCAGAAAGTGATTCACCATTGAAAAGAGCATTGACATCTTCAGCCATTGAGCCTTTGTGCTTGGCGACCATGTCCATTCTCATTTTCTTCTTGGCTTCTGCTAGTTCTGCCTCAGAAATTTCTTTCTCTTCTTCATCTTCGTCGTCTTCTTCTTCATAGTCCTTCTTTTCGTCAAGGACTTCTTCTGTTTCTTCTGTAGCCATTTTCTTAATTGGCTCAGATGGTGCGCCGCTTTGTCCTGGCTTGGCTGCTTGCTTTACACTAGCTGCTGCCTTTTTGCCAACATCGCCACCGTCTGGCACTTCGTTTGTTTCGCCACCGAGGTCTTCTTCCGCGCTTGGAAGTTTTGCGGCTGGT